GGACGAGAAGTTGGGCTTTGATGGTTATAGCTCCAATAGGATAACTTCCGAGGATTGCCGAGAGCAAATAAGAAGCTGGGCGCAAAAACTGGCGGAGCGAGAAGCAGAAAAAACACCAATAGGCAAAAAGAAAGTTAAACTATTGCAATTAAAAGAAGACGCTATTTCAGATGTAATGGAAAGCGGCATGCCAGCTGAATTAATTGAAAAATTAGGACAGCGGTTAAAAGTAATAGGAATAGCTTGGAATAATAATGTTAAACAAATTGGAAGCAATTTGAATTAACACTTGACTAATGTTATGGGATTTGGTATAAAATCCCATAACAGAAAGGATAAAATGATTGATAAACTAAACATAGGTCAAAAGTTTATAATTACTTATAGACCTAACACACATAACGGAGTGGCTAGACCAAAGTTAAAAAATGGTAAAGACACTAGACAAATAACTAGACGCGCTCAATGGAATGATAAGTGTATTATCAAAAGAGATCAGGATAATAATATTAGATATATTACTTATTATGATTTAGACCAGCAAGGTTATAGATGCGCGGTTGGTAAAGTATGGATAACAAGCGAGGTAGCCTAATGGATATCAACGATTATAAAAAAATAAGAAATAAAATGTATGAGGATTTTAAAAAAGAAAATCCAAAAGAATATGCAAAGTTAAAAGAAATAGAACAAAAAGATTTAGAGAAATTTTTTGAGGATAACTTTGCAAAGAAAGTAAAGGTTAATATAGAATAAATAATCACACAACATATTGGGTATGGGATTAATCCCATACCCCATGCAATAACTACATAGCTCGCGACCCAAGGGCCCACCCGCCCCGAGGGGTCCCAAACAAAACCGATACAGGCTTGCGAACGATGGGCCCACCCTCCCCAAAAGCAAAAGGGGTCCCAAGACATACACCTATACAGTTTGTTTTAGACTTAAATCTGTGGTAAATTTGAAATGAGGAGAAAACAGAATGCAAAAAAATTCTGCAAAAAATTTTATGAAACCAAAATATCTTGAGAAGAGTTTTACCCGAACACTAACATTTGAAAGACAACAAGAGTACGCCGCGCTCCACGCCACGCTAAAAAAGAAATTAAAACAAGATGAAATCAAAAACGATTTCATGGCGTTTGTAAAAGAGATGTGGCCAGAGTTTATTGAAGGCAGACACCACACAGAGATTTCTAAAAAGTTTAATGACATAGCTAAAGGTAAAATTAAAAGACTAATTATTAATATGCCACCAAGACACACGAAGTCAGAGTTTGCATCCTTTCTTCTTCCATCTTGGATGGTGGGACGTAAACCAGATTTAAAAATAATTCAAACCAGTAATACAACAGAACTCGCGCTTCGTTTTGGACGTAAAGCTAAAACTTTAATTGATTCGCCTGAATATCAAAAAATATTTCAAACAAGACTCAGAGAAGATTCACAAGCTGCTGGTAAATGGGAAACCGAACAAGGCGGTGAATATTATGCAGCCGGTGTTGGATCGGCGATAACGGGTCGTGGTGCGGATTTATTAATTATTGATGACCCACACTCAGAGCAAGACGCGATGAATCCGGAAGCGCTGGAACGTGCTTATGATTGGTATACATCAGGTCCACGTCAACGTTTACAACCAGGTGGAGCGATAATCGTGGTTATGACTCGTTGGAGTTTAAAAGATTTAACAGGCGCGTTGTTAAACTCTCAAAAAAATTTAAAAGCGGATCAATGGCACGTGGTTGAGTTTCCAGCTATTATGCCATCCGGTAAACCTATCTGGCCTGAGTATTGGAAGAAAGATGAACTCGAAGGCGTCAAAGCCAGTTTAAGTATTGGTAAATGGAATGCACAGTGGATGCAAAATCCAACATCAGAGGAAGGATCTATTATCAAAAGAGATTGGTGGCAGCTGTGGGAAAAGCCATCCATACCACCTTTGCAACATATCATACAAAGTTATGACACGGCATTTAGTAAAAAAGAAACAGCTGACTATAGTGCAATAACCACATGGGGAGTTTTTTATCCTGATGAGGATAGCCCTGCTAATTTAATATTACTAGATGCATATAAAGAAAGATTAGAGTTTCCAGAGCTTCGTAAAGAAGCATTGGAACAGTACAAGTATTGGAATCCTGATACAGTCATTATTGAAGCAAAAGCCAGTGGCCAACCATTAACTTATGAGTTGAGAAAAATTGGTATTCCTGTTATAAATTTCACACCTAGTAAAGGACAAGATAAATACTCTAGGGTAAACGCTGTCGCTCCGATGTTTGAGTCGGGGATGATTTGGGCGCCTGACGAAGAATTCGCAGATGAGGTTATAGAAGAATGTGCATCATTTCCTTATGGAGATCATGATGATTTGGTGGACAGTACAACACAAGCGTTAATGCGTTTTAGACAGGGAGGATTTGTAAACTTGCCTGACGATTACAAAGAAGATCCATTACCGCGAATTGATAAGGAATATTACTGATGACATCAGATGAATACGCACAAATACTGGACGACTTTGAATTAGATAAAAAAATAGGTCTTATCCCAGAAGATTTTGATCTTACAAGTTACATAGAACAAAGACGTAGAGAGTTTGAGTCGAAAGCGGACGGCGGATCGGTAGGTATAGAAGTTTTGTTTAGCCCAAAAGTGCCAGCAGCTCCCTCACAACTTGTATCTGAGTCGGACATACTTTTAGGTTATAGAGGTGATGCTGCGTATAGAAGTAAAAGTGAACAAGCTAAAACTATTGGACAAGGGGATGTTGGAACTAAATCTGATTTTGGAGATGGTCCTGCTCAAGGTGGTGGAGGAGGAGATGGACCACCAAGTATAATTAATCCACCAACAAAAGATAAAAGCACAGAACTTTTAACATTCGATGAATACACAGGCAAACCAATGACCTTTGCAGATGTAGCAACTGCGAATAAATTTTTAAATTTTGTAAAAACTAAAGGTGGTTATGAAACTGGTGCCAGTGAAGAAGGAGATGCATTGTATGAAGCATTCCAAAAAGCTACAGGCAGAGATACTTTTATGCAAGATGCAACTGTTGATTCTGTTACTAATATGAAAACGACAGAGACTGATGGAAACCTAAAACAATTTATGGATAGAACTTCTACAATAACAGATAACCCTACTGGTAAAATGATGAAATCTTTAGTGGTAGAGACACCTACAAGTTTTACACAAAGAACTATTAGACCAACTGGAATTATGGAAAATGATGTTCCTCAAAAATTTGGTGATCCACAAAGTTTACTTGTTGATCCTCCTAAAAATATTATCGGGAGTGAATTAAAAGACGGTGGCCGAGTCGGATTGTTTATGGGCGGTCCGGCATTAGAGGGCCAAGCATTAGCAATCTATAATTCAATGAAAGACTATGGCGCTACTGATCAGGCGATCGCGGATCGTTTAGCGGCATTGGGTTTATCTAATACACCAGGAGGTTCAACAGACACACCAGGCATAACTCCGGGTCAACCATTAGGTTATCAAGGGGGTAATGATCAAGATACAACTTTTGTAGATAGACAAGACTATAGTTTTAACCCTGCAAATTATGGACCAGGAGAAAAATTAGAAATAAATCCCGCAGCGATTGGAATGAGTTTTTATGAACAACCAACTGTAAGTGAAAAAATTACCAAAAAATTAGGAGAATTTACTCCAGAAGAATTAAAAGGTGTAAAAATGTCAGAGATAGGAAATTTAAAATTATCAGATGAATTTTCTGTTCCTAAACAAAAAAACTTTTTTGAAAAAACAATTGATGCGTTTACATCAATGCCAGCTAAAGTAACATCTCAATTTAAAACACCCACTGGTATTCAACCAAGAGGACCAGCTGAATTAGGTTTTATGACAAAAGAGATTGAAGGATTACCAGCTGGCTTAACAAGAGATCAAATAAGAGCGATGTATGATAACTACGGTCAGTTTTTTGGAAGACAATCTAATTTTGCAAGTGCAAGAGTACCTGGTAAAGTAGGAGAGTTGGCTAATATGGCAATTGGAGCTGTAGCAGGAGTTCCAATATTAGGACCACTTCTTTCAAATATGAAACAAGGAGACAGAGGTCTACAAAGTAAATACACCGTAGACAATGTAGGGTTTGGAAATACAGGTGCAAGAGATGAATTTGGTTTAGCAACTTTTGATAAAAAAGATGGCTTCCTAGGATTAACAGGAAATACTACAAGAAATTATGTAGATAGAATGAATGAAAGATTAGGAGAGCTTGACAAATTTTTTAGTGAAAGAATAGAAGGCTTTGATATTAATAATTTAGATGATGCAACTCTTTCTGAAATGTCAAAAATAAATAATTTCTATACAAAACAAATACAAGCTTATAAACAAAGAACAGCAGTAGAGGATATAAATAAAAGAACACAAGACGCAATTCAAGCTCAAAAAATTCAAGATGAATTAGCAAAAGCCGCTGCAGCAAAAGACAGAGCCGCAGCTTTAGCAGCGATTAAGAAACAAGGAGAAATGGATTACAATCCTAATATACACGGACCAGTTGATTATGGAAAAGGTAGTGATGGTAAACAGTCTTTTGATTCTGGAATGGGATTTGGTATTAATGCAACAACCGGCGGTCCAGTAAGTAATAAAACTGGTAAAGGAAGAACGGATTATTCAGACGGCGGCCTCGCTACGATGTTCACTAGGAGGCGATAGTGGCCACTGTAACAAATCAATACGGAACATTTAAAACTGATAAATTAGTGGGAGGTAAAAGACTTCCTGTTACTGCAGAAGAAGAATCCATAGCACAAAAACTTTATGGAAAAAGTTTTAAAGATTTACCTAACAGTCTAAGAACAAATATTAGAAGAGGAAAAGTTAGCGAATCTTTAGCTGCTTTTTCTTTTGAAGAGTATTTAGAGGATTATAAAAATATGGCAAATGATCCTGATTATGTTCCTAAATACATAAAACCAGGTAGAGGCACAGGTCTTCCGGCTCAACAAATTAGGGCTAGAGCAGAAGCTAAAAAAACTATTCCTGGTTTTGAAGAAAAGTTTAAAAAAAATGTTAATAAAAGAAAAAGATTAAAAAGAGAAGCTGATCCTATAAAAAGAGAAATGGATTTAGTAGCTAAAGCAGAAAGAAGAAGTAGACGAAGACTTAAAAAACAAGACGTTGCTTTAGCTCCAAGAGAAAAAAAAATAAATCTAGATCAACGAGCTTACGCAAGAACATTAAATAAACCAATTAAAGATAATCCTTTATTAGTTTTAAATGATAAAGATTTAATAGAAAGACTTTCTATTTCAGTATCTGAAGATGGAGATATAATAAAAAAATCTCCAGGTCTTACAAAAAATTTTTTAAAAAAAAGAGGATTGTTTGAAATTGAACATCAAAGAGATATTTTTAAAAAAGGAAGAGGTAAAGATTTACCATATAATAGAAATTTAATTGCAGGTCCTTATAATAGAGCGGGTGGTTTTAAAGAGATGGCTGAAAAGTTTATCGAAAAAAATCCAGATCCTTCTAATCCTAAAGTTCAAAACATTTTAAAAATAGCAGAAGATTTAAAAATAACAATTAGACCTGACGTGCCTGAAGGAACATTTGCAACTAAAGCTTTAGGTTACAAACAATTAGCAGACCCAATAGAAAAATTTAAAGATGTTGGAGAAAAATTTGTATCAGAAAATTTTTTAGCAAATTTTATTGCAAAAGTAAAATCAGTTCCTGGTGGCTGTCGAGCGGTTGTAACAAGAGCATTAGGTGGACCAATAGATAAATGTGAAGCAATAATTATGTCAGATCCTGAAAAAGCTGCTACTAAATTAACTCAAACAATTACCGCAACCAAAGGACCACTTAAAGATTTAAAAGAAGACTCACAAAAACTTATTCGTCTATATAGAGGCGAAGGATTTAATTTAAGAACAGGACCATCTATTAAAGAAATGGCTAAAACTTTTGGTGTGTCAGAAGCAGAGGCAAAGAAAAAACTTTTATCAGGTCAGTGGTTTACTTCAGATCCAGTGGCTGCTGCATCTTACACAAATAAATTAGGTAAAACAAAGTTTGTAGATGTAACTCCAAAAGAGTTTATGGATTTTAAACGATACGTAGACAGAGTTAACAAAACAAAAAGTTTAAGTGGTAAAGATAGATATCCTGTGGGAACACAAGATAAATTATCAATTGTTCCACGATATAAATTAGATGAGTTTGAAAAAGCGGGTAAGTTAAAAAGTCAAAGAAATATATTTAAAGACTTTACTACTAAATCTGGTTATATGGAAAGAGCAGAAGGAGTATTATCTTATGACTCTGTAAAAGGAGGATTTGTAGATCCTGCAGATCCAACTACGATTGTTAATCAAGATCAAATAAAAGCGTGGGCTAAAGCTAATCCAGAAAAAGTAACAGCGGGCACAGAAGCTGTAGAAGCTGCAACTAACAAAAGTGTAATTTCTAATGTAGCTAAATCATTGGCTCGTGTTGGAGCACCATTGCCTGTTGCTGCAATAGATTCATACTTTATTGGTAAACAAGTTGCAGATGGTAAAGGCACAGCAGAGATTGCAAGCAACCCATTAAACTGGTTAGGTCTTGCAACTATGGAGCCATTGGCAAAAGTAAGTGGGATTGCAGAACCAGGCAAGCTAAATGCGATCTTGAGATTAGGATTGAATCCTGCTACAATTAGGGGTATAAGCAGGTTTGCAGGTTTACCGGGACTTGCGATAAGTACAGCTATGACTGCATATGACCAGTATCAAAAATACAAAGATGGAGAGGGATTCATCTTCAATTTATTAAACCAAAAGGGAACCGAATAGATGGCTACAATAGACAAACCACTTCCAAATACAAATATTAGCGAAACAGTTGTTAAAGTTCCAAAGCAAGAAGAATTAATTCAAGAACGAGATGAGATTATTGAAAAGAAAGATCAACAGGGCAACATTGAAGTTACAATGGACGAAGAGGGCGGTGCAGAGATTGCATTTGACCCAAGAGCTGTAACTGAAGAAGGTGGTCAAGATCATTTTGAAAACTTAGCAGATTTTTTAGGTGAGGATGTCTTAGAACCTTTGGGTGCCAAAATGGTAGACCAATACAACGAGTACAAAGAATCTCGTGGTGATTGGGAAGACACATATAGAAATGGTTTAGAACTTTTAGGTTTTAAATATGAAAGACGAACAGAACCATTCAGAGGTGCATCAGGTGTTAATCACCCTGTACTTGCTGAAGCGGTAACTCAGTTTCAAGCACAAGCTTACAAAGAATTATTACCAGCTGACGGACCAGTCAGAACACAAATTATGGGTGACGCTACTGTTCCAAAAGAGGAACAAGCAAAGCGTGTAAAAGATTTTATGAATTATCAAATTATGGATCAGATGAAAGAGTATGAACCAGAGTTTGATCAAATGCTTTTTTACCTCCCTCTCAGCGGCTCTACCTTTAAAAAAGTTTATTATGATTCTCTCTTGGGTAGAGCCGTATCTAAATTTGTACCTGCGGATGATTTAATTGTTCCATACTCTGCAAATAGTTTAGAAGACGCAGAGTCAGTGATACACGTTGTAAAAATTTCTGAAAACGAATTAAAGAAACAACAGATTAATGGTTTTTACAGAGATATAGAATTGGGCACACCACCTGTTACTCAAAATCAATTAGAGGATAAAAAATTAGAGCTAGAAGGAATTTCTAAAGATGGCCAAGAAGATCAATATACTTTGTATGAAGTGCACACTAATTTAGATTTAGAAGGTTACGAGGACATGGGTGGAGATGGTGAACCTACTGGAATTAAATTACCTTACGTCGTGACTGTATCACAAGCAGGAAATAAAGTTTTATCTATTAGAAGAAACTACAATCCAAATGATCCACTGAAGAAAAAAATAAATTACTTTGTGCAATTTAAATTTTTACCTGGAACAGGATTTTATGGTTTTGGTCTAATCCATATGATTGGTGGGCTAACTAGAACAGCTACTGCAGCATTAAGACAATTACTTGATGCCGGTACTTTAGCAAACCTACCAGCTGGTTTTAAATCTAGAGGTATAAGAGTTAGAGATGATGCACAACCACTACAGCCTGGTGAGTTTAGAGATGTAGATGCACCTGGTGGTAACATCAAAGATCAGTTTATGACTTTACCTTTTAAAGGACCTGATGCAACACTATTACAATTAATGGGTATTGTTGTACAAGCAGGACAAAGATTTGCAGCGATTGCAGATATGCAAGTTGGTGATATGAATCAACAAGCTGCAGTGGGTACTACAGTTGCATTATTAGAACGTGGTTCACGTGTAATGTCAGCGATTCACAAAAGATTGTACGTTGGACTTAAACAAGAATTTAAATTATTAGCAGAAGTATTTAAAACATACCTACCACCGGTGTATCCTTATGATGTACCAGGTGCAACAAGAGAAATTAAAGTACAAGACTTTGATGAACGAGTAGATATTCTACCTGTTGCAGATCCAAACATCTTTTCACAAACGCAAAGAATTAGTTTGGCACAAAGTCAATTACAACTGGCGCAATCAAATCCTCGTATACATAATTTATATCAAGCATATAGATCAATGTATGATGCGCTGGGGGTAAAAAATGTAAATTCTATTTTACCACCGCCTGCTCCACCACAACCAATGGATCCGGCGTTAGAAAATATTATGGCAATTAACGGAAAACCGTTTCAAGCGTTTCCAGGACAAGATCACAAAGCACATATTGATGCGCATTTAAGTTTTATGTCTATATCTATGGTGCAAAATAACCCTGGGGCTATGATGGCATTGCAAAAAAACATCCTTGAACACATTTCATTCATGGCACAAGAGCAAATTCAGTTAGAATTTGTAGAAGAAATGCAAGAAATGCAAATGATACAACAACAAATTGGACCAATGATGCAAAATCCTATGATGATGCAGCAAAATCCACAAGCAATGCAGATGGCACAACGTGTTCAACAGATAACTTCACAGATAGAATCACGAAAAGCTAAATTAATTGCTGAAATGATGATCGATTACGCTAAAGAAGAAGACAAAATTAGCTCTGAAGTAGGTGGTGATCCGTTATTAAAACTAAAATCACGTGAATTAGACTTAAAAGCTAAGGCTGATCAAGATAAATCAGAAAATCAAGAAGCCAGACTTGATTTAGATACAATGAAAGCCATGATGAACCAAGAAAATCAAGAAGATAAGCTAAAACAAAATGAAGAGTTAGCTGGTTTACGTGCTGGAGTCTCATTAGCTAAACAACAAATGGCCGATGCAAGTAAAATTCATGATTTCGGTAGAAACTTTCCGAAAAAATAGATATAAATCAACTTAAGGAGAAAACTATGGTTAAAAAAACAAAAAATGGTCGAGACAACGTAAAAGTTGTTCCTGAACTTGGTGCAAATTCTAAAGGAGAGCAGCAAGGTGGGATTCCTGTTGAGATGACAGACCCAATGACATCACAAGTAGTAGATGTTAGAGGAACAAAGCGTATGAGGCCTGATAAAAAACCTGTTAAAGCAACTTGGTACTAGTATGTGGTTGTCAGCAATTAAACTAGCTGTCTCTGCTGGTAGTAAAATTTATGCTAATAAGCAGAAGGCAAAGGTCGCGATGTCTGATGCTCAACTGTTGCACGCAGAACGACAAGCTCGAGGTGAGGAAGCTTACCAGGGTAAGTTGTTAGAGGCACGTCAAAACGATTACAAGGACGAATTCGTTCTCGTGATTTTGTCGGCGCCCATAATTGTGCTCGCTTGGGGGGTCTTCTCGGACGATCCGGGCGCTTTAGAGAAAGTAAAAACTTTCTTTGAACATTTCGCGGTC